GACTTTGAGCACAAGAACTTTAAGATGGTTGATGAGTATGTTCATAAGGACTCAAAGGGAAATAAGTTTCTTTGTATTCATGGAGATAAGTATTCGGAGTATTCTTCTGGGTCTTGGAAGCAATTAATGTTCAATAAAGGATATGAATTAATTACACCATTGAGTATTTGGTTGGAAAGGTTCTTTCGGTTTTCTTTGGTTTATGCTCTGAAGAATAGTGTAAGAGGAAAGAATTATATCAATCAATATGAAACCGATATTGCATCCTATTGTGCTCAAAGAGATGCGAAGTATTCTGGTGTAATTTGTGGGCATATACATTCTGGAAATATTCGTAACTTTGGTAAAATCACTTATATGTGCTGTGGTGATTTTGTGGATACTTGCTCTGCGATTGTGGAAAAAAATGGTATTTACGCACTTGAAAAATATAAATGATAAGTTCGGAAACATCTTATAAACTAGCACACTTCATAGCATTCGGTATCTTCCTTTTTCTTTTGTCCCTCACACAGGACCACTAAGAAAACTGGCACACCACTCCCCACTCTGTTTAATTCTGTGCTATAATAACCTTATACTGAATGATTCTAAATGACCACTCCCACTCTCGATCAAAAATTTCAAACGGTTATTAACAAGAACACCTGGGTTCTTTTCAATAAAAAATTTGAAGATAAGGTTGACACAAATATTGAAAGACTAATTTCAGAAACTGTTGAGTTGCAACTAGAACTTAAAAAATATGGTTGCAATGAAAAAGTAATTGGTGATCTTATAGAAAAAAATAATGGACTTTTATTACTATCAACCTATACCACATTGTCTTTGGAACATTTGCAAGGCATAATAACACGTATTAGATTAGAACATGAAGAAGACTACAACACTTTTTTCAACAAGGATAAATGGAATACTGATATATTTGTGAATAATAAGATTAAAAACTGGGGTATTGAAAAAATTAAAAAATTGATACGAACAAATAAATATTTTAAAGAATGTATTGTAAAAATATTCATTAATGGTTATGACAATCTAGAATTAAAAAATTATTCAGATACAATAAATGCCATTATTACTATTGATCCAGTAATTATGGATATTATGTTTAGACAGAAACTAAAAGGTAGTAATGCTGCAAAAAAAGAAAACAATGCAGAACTTAAAATAGAATATATCTTAAATCGGCACAATATTCCCTATACTAGAGGAGATCTCCGCCTACTATTTGAGAATGAAAAAATTCGTAAAAGGACATCGGATTTTATTATTGGTACTAAAGATAATCCACTACTTATTCTTGAGTCTTCTTATCAGCACACCACTAGTTCTTCTATGGGGGATAAGGCAAAAGCAGAAAATGGTGTGACAGATCTTATCAAAAAACACTATCCTAAAGCAAAATTTGTGGGATTTATTGATGGTGTTGGTTGGATTAATAGAGATGAAGATCTTAAACGACTGTGCGAAGCTTTTGATGATGTTTATACTTTTCATGATAACGAACTGAAACGTTTTGAAGAAACACTAAAAGAAATTTTTCCAGAATATTTTTAAAATGATTGAAAACTATCTTAATAAAATTACTGTCGGAGACTGTCTAGAACTTCTTAAAAAGATTCCAGACGAATCTGTTGACATGACCTTTGCTGATCCTCCTTTCAATCTAAAGAAAAATTATAAAAATTATCATGATTCTCTTGAGGTTGAGGAGTATCTCAAATGGTGTGACGAATGGATTACTGAGATGGTTAGGATTACTAAACCAACAGGGTCTATTTTTATTCATAACATTCCAAAGTGGCTTACATATTATTGTCAGATTTTGAATGAGAAAGTACATTTCAAACATTGGATCTCTTGGTATGCTCCAACAGCACCAATGGGTAAAAGTTTACAACCTGCTCATTACGGAACTCTTTTCTATGTGAAGAATCTTAAGGAAGCAAAGATCTATCCTATTCGTATGCCTCATGAAAGAGAAAGAAAATCTACTTATCTTAAGAAGGACTATGGTGGAAAGAAAGATCAAATTCATCCCTTTGGACCTTTAGTTCCTGATGTGTGGAATGATATTCATAGAGTAAAACATGGCAAATATAGAGATGATCATCCATGTCAGTTACCCGTTCCTTTATTGGAACGACTGATTCTCATGAGTACGGATGAAGGTGATATTGTTTTAGATCCTTTTATGGGATCTGGTACAACTGCAGTAGCTTCTAAAAAACTGGGCAGAAATTATATTGGATTTGATTTGAGTGAAGAATATAAAAAAATTGGAGAAAGCAATTTGTCTAAAGTTGAATCCGATTCAAAAGTCGGAGATTGTTGGATAAGTTATCACTTAGGTGAAGTTAGAACCATAAGGGATAAGGATTGGGAAGATCTTAAGGGGCATTTTGATATTCCGGCAAATATGAAAGATATTGATTTTGTCAAAGTTAAACTAACAAATAAAAATAAAAATATCTATGATATCCTCAACAACTCCATATAAACTCGCAGAGATTATCAGAGATACTTGGCCACAACTTTACAGATCGATGAAAAGGGAGTATAATAATCAAAAGACTTCAAAAAATGAAAAAGTATAATACCGAAGATTATTTTTCCGTCATTGAGACTAAGACTGGTAGGAAAATTTTAGACTGTGGTGAAGAACAAGATGCACTGGCAATGGTTGCCTTTGACCCTGCTAATCGGTCAATCTTAAGAAATAAGTTTCTGATGGGTCAGGTGATTGATGTAGTGATGCCCAAAGCACTTCCAACCAATGAAATTGCCATCAATACTAAACCTTATCAAGAGCATCAAGATGAATGGATGGTTGAGAAAATCAATCAATTGCCTCAAATCAAACTACCAGAAGGGCAACAAAAACCCGTAGTCGTATGATGCAAAATATAAATTGGTTTAATGTTTTCTTTGATTTGTATATCATTTATTGGGGATTTAATTATGGGAAAAATAAGGAAGAATGAATCATAAGACAACATTATCCGAACAGTTTCATTATATTTGGATTTGTCTAAAAGAAACCATCTCAATAACTCTAAATAATCATAAGTCGCAGTAACTTATGGGACCTCTCCATTCGCCTAAAGAGTATCTATTTAATCTTTGTACAACAAGTTCTGGGGATGCTAAACGAATATGGAGAAAAGATATCAAAGAGAGTTGGGATCATAAGTGTGCCTATTGTGAGTCGGAAGATAATCTTACAATAGACCACATAGTTCCTCAATCAAAAGGTGGATTAGATACTACTACGAATGTAGTATGCTCTTGCCATTCTTGTAATCAATCCAAAGGGCACGAGCACTGGAAACTATGGTATGTTCAGCAGGATTTTTATAGTGAAGAACGATTTGATAAAATAGAAAATTGGATGAAACCTCCATTACCAACTAATCTTTATTCTTATCGTCCAAGAAAAAATAATGCCTCATAAGGTTTTATAAATAAGTCAAAGGCAGTATATACTGTCTGATTTTGGTAAATACCGAATGCGATAAATGTCAATTCCGATAAGGATAAAAAGATCTGCCGTACCTGGTAAAAGACCGACAACAGGTCAACTCTTAAGTGCTGAATTAGCATATAATACTTACGATGGTGAGTTAACTGCTAAGAGAGAGCGTTCTGGAATAGGAACTGATATCATTCGCATCGGTGCAGGAGCAACAGTTACTAATATTTTATATGTTACGAAAGATGGAAGTGATACCAATACAGGAAGAAAACTTGGAGACGCAAAAGCAACCATCGGAGCAGCCATCACAGAATCTGGAGCAGGAACTGTTATTAAAGTTAGTGCTGGAACTTATATAGAAAATAATCCACTCATAGTTCCGGCACAGGTTTCGATTGTAGGTGATAGTTTAAGAGAAGTCTCTGTTTCACCGCAAAATGCCGGAGAAGATTTATTCTATGTGGGAAATGCTAATTATATTGCAGAAATGTCTTTTACCGGATCTCTGAATGCTGGTAAGGCAATTTTTGCTTTTAATCCAAATAAACCAGAATATAATAATGCATCTCCTTATGTTCAGAACTGCACAAACTTTATTCCAAATAGTATTGGAATGAAAATTGATGGTTCTAAATCAATTGGACTCACAAAATCAATGGTGGTTGATTCTTATACTCAATACAATCAGGGTGGTATTGGAGTTTCAATCACAAATGAAGGTTATGCCCAGTTAGTATCACTCTTCACAATTTGTGATGAAGTTGCAATTTTCTGTGGTAGTGGTAGTGCCTGCGATTTAACTAACTCCAATTCATCTTTTGGTACTTTTGGATTAGTTGCAGATGGAGTTGGACCAAAAAAATACACAGGTATTATTACAACCGCCGCAGATGCAAATAGTGATACTTTTGTTTTAAATTTAAATGTTCCGACACTTGGGATACAGACTGCTACTTATGATAATAATGTTGGAATTATTACAATCACCACCACCACTAATCATAATTTTAATGTGGGAATGGGTGTAACGATTGCCGGACTTGGATTTACCTGTCCATCTGGACCTGGAATATCTACATTCCCTTCTGGAAACTTTGGATATATCTTTGAGGTTGCTGCTATTGGTGCCGCAAATAGTTTCTCTGCTTATATTGGAGTTTCTACACTTTCGCACACTTATGTCTCTGGTGGAACTGTTAAAATAAATGTAGCAAGACCTTTTGATGGGCAGGTTGTATTTCTTGATGAGTTATATTTTACAGTTGGTGGAGTAACTGTAAGTTCTGGTGGTACAGGATATACACAAAATGTTGATATTACTTTTAGTTCTCCTGATGAACCTTGGGGTGTTCCTGCAACTGCCGTTGGTGAAGTCAGGAATGGTTCGGTGACTAATGTTGAAATGGTCTCAAATGGAAGAGGTTATTCTACAGCACCAACAGTAACTTTTGCTTCTCCTAGTAGTGGTATTAATACTGCAACAGGAACTGCAAATTTGACTCCAACTTATTATTCAATTTTAAGTTCAACTCCAATTTCTGCTGGTATTTGTACCATAACTATTACTGATAATGTTCCTTATGCTGTTGGAGTTGGTAGTACTGTTCCTTTCTTTAAACAAAGTCGTGTATTAGCATCAGGACATTCTTTGGAATACATTGGTTCTGGAACTAATATTAATAGTGCTCTTCCTAATCAGGGTGGAGTTTCAATTCAAGAAAATGAAATTGATATGAGAAATGGTGGTTTGGTTGTGTTTACATCTACAGACCAATCAGGCAACTTTCGTATTGGTGATGGTGTTGTGATTAATCAACAAACCGGAACTATTTCTGGTACTTTTTATTCTAAAAGTTTATTTTCTACAATGACACCATTCATACTCGCACTCGGAGGAGAATAAAAAATGGCATTAGCACTTAATGTATTTCAAACAGTTGTTGGAATTGTATCCACAAGTCCAGTTAATATTTACACTGCACCAGTTGGATATACGGGTGTTGTTCTTTTGGCTCAAGTTGCAAATATTGGTGCAACTTCGCAAGATATTTCACTTTCACATCAAAGAAGTGTAGTTGGAGTAGCAGTAACTACTGAAATGTTAAAACAATATCCAATTTCCGGAAATGATACTGCAAATCTTCTTGCCGGAAAGTTAGTATTGGAAAGTGGAGATAAGTTAGTTTTATCAGGTAGTAATGCATCTAACTTGAAGTTTGTTGGAAGTATTTTAGAAACTCTTAACTAAAATGGCAAAGTATATCAGTAATCGTCAACAAAATCTTAAGATTGGTATTGGTTCTTATACTGAGGATAAAACAGTACTTGAAATTACTGGTAATGTTGGTATTAAAACCGACGATACGCAGGATTATGAGTTATATGTAAATGGTGATATAAAAGTAACTGGAATTGCTACTTTTGGTACAGGAACAATTACGGTTGACGGCAATACTAACGTTATTACTGTTGGAACTGGAGTAACTATTAGTTCTGTAGATGGAATTGATACACCATCAATTAGAGTTGATGTATTGAATGTAGGCAATCTTAATGTAACAGGAGTAACCACACTAGCATCTGCAGGTGGTATTACAACTACTGGTGGTAATTTATTTGTTGGACAAAATTTACAAGTTGCAGGAACTTCCAATTTTATAGGAACTGCAATTTTCAGAGGTGGAAGCATAGGAATTGGTGATTCAACATCTGATAATATAGATGTTGGTGGAGAATTTGTATCAAATTTAGTTCCAAGTGATGATGGTCTTTATGATCTTGGAATTGAAGATAAGAGATGGAGAAATGCAAGATTTTCTGGCCTCACAACAACTAATAACTTATATGTTTCTGGCATCAGTACCTTAGGTATCATATCAGCAACTAATTTAACATCTCAACAACTTAATGTTTCTGGTATTACAACATTAGGTGTTACATCAGCAACTAATTTAACATCCCAACAACTTAATGTTTCTGGTATTACCACATTAGGAATTACTAGTACCACAAACTTAACATCCCAACAACTTAATGTTTCTGGTATTACAACATTAGGAATTACTAGTACCACAAACTTAAGATCTCAACAGTTAAATGTTTCTGGTATTACTACTCTTGGTGTTACTAGTACCACAAACTTAACATCTCAACAACTTAATGTTTCTGGTATTACAACATTAGGTATCACATCAACAACAAACTTAACATCCCAACAACTTAATGTTTCTGGTATTACAACATTAGGAATTACTAGTACCACAAACTTAAGATCTCAACAGTTAAATGTTTCTGGTATTACTACTCTTGGTGTTACAAGTACCACAAACTTAACATCTCAACAACTTAATGTTTCTGGTATTACAACATTAGGTATAGTTACATCAGGAAACATTTACTCTACTGGTGTAGTCACTGCAACACAATTCTCTACTGGTTCTTCTGGTATTACTATTAATACTGATACTATCAGTGGTCCGGCAATTATGTACATTGACCCATCACCAGTCGGTGTTGGAACAACAAGTGGTATTGTAAGAATTAGAGGAGACCTTTATGTAGATGGTACTCAGTTTGTTGTTAACTCTTCTACTATTGAATTAGCAGATTTAAGAGTTGGTATTGCGACTACTGTAGGAACAAGTCTACTTCTTGATGGTGGTGGAATTGGTATTGGTTCCGCTAATATCATTAAGACGATTACGTGGAATCATACTGCACAAGCATTAACTTCAAATGCGGATTGGAACCTTGAATCTGGTAAGCAGTATGAGATTGGTGGAACTCCAATTTTAAGTGCTACTCAACTTACAGTATCAAACATTAATTCAACTGGTGTTACTACTCTTGGTATTACATCAGCAACAAACTTAACATCTCAACAACTTAATGTTTCTGGTATCAGTACTTTAGGTATTACAAGTACCACAAACTTAACATCTCAACAACTTAATGTTTCTGGTATCAGTACTTTAGGTATTACAAGTACCACAAACTTAAGATCCCAACAACTTAATGTTTCTGGTATCAGTACTTTAGGTATAACATCAGCAACAAACTTAACCGCACAACAGTTAAATGTTTCTGGTATCTCTACATTAGGTATCACATCAACAACAAACTTAACATCACAACAACTTAATGTTTCTGGTATCTCTACATTAGGTATCACATCAACAACAAACTTAACATCACAACAACTTAATGTTTCTGGTATTACAACATTAGGAATTACTAGTACCACAAACTTAACATCTCAACAACTCAATATTTCTGGTATCTCTACATTAGGTATCACATCAACAACAAACTTAACATCTCAACAACTCAATATTTCTGGTATCTCTACATTAGGTATCACATCAACAACAAACTTAACATCTCAACAACTTAATATTTCTGGTATCTCTACATTAGGTATCACATCAACAACAAACTTAACATCTCAGCAGTTAAATGTTTCTGGTATCTCTACATTAGGTATCACATCAACAACAAACTTAACATCTCAGCAGTTAAATGTTTCTGGTATCTCTACTCTTGGAGTTACCAGTACCACAAACTTAAGATCTCAACAACTTAATGTTTCTGGTATCTCTACATTAGGTATCACATCAACAACAAACTTAACATCTCAGCAGTTAAATGTTTCTGGTATTACCACATTAGTAATTACTAGTACCACAAACTTAACTTCACAACAACTTAATGTTTCTGGTATCTCTACTCTTGGAGTTACCAGTACCACAAACTTAACATCACAACAACTTAATGTTTCTGGTATTACAACATTAGGAATTACTAGTACCACAAACTTAACATCTCAACAACTTAATGTTTCTGGTATCTCTACATTAGGTATCACATCAACAACAAACTTAACATCTCAGCAGTTAAATGTTTCTGGTATTACCACACTCGCAGCAAATGGTGGTATTACAACAACTGGTGGAGATCTTTATGTTGGTGGTGACCTTTATGTATCAGACGATCTTATTTTTGATGAGTTTACCGCAAGAAATGGGACAATAACTGGAAGTTTAACTTCAAAACAAGTTGCTTCTCAATATTTTGGTGAATTACATCGAAATACTCATACGTCAATTACTATAACAACAGATAATAAAACTTCAAATCACAAGTATAATGGAAGTGGTTCGGCACTTGGATATTATTTTGATGGGGATGAGTCTCCTTATCTTCAGTTTATTCCTGGAAAAACATATAGATTCGATCAGTCTGATTCTTCAAACACAAACCATCGTTTAAGATTTTATTTTGATGTAAATAAAAATCAAGAGTATACTGGTGGAGTAACATCTAGTGGAACTCCAGGAAACTCTGGTGCATATACAGAAATTGTAGTTACTAAAACTACACCAATAGTTCTTTATTATCAGTCAGATAATGATGTTCTGATGGGTAATCAAATACAAACGGTTGGATCGTTTGTATATCTTGCAAATAATGTTGGTGTAGGAACTACAAATCCAGTTCAACAATTCCAAGTTGGAGAAACATTCGTTGTAACATCGAATACTAATGTTGGTGTAGGAACTACAAATCCAACTGCTAAACTTGATGTTATTGGGCATACAGAACTTGATACTCTTAATGTTTCTGTTGCTTCTACAATAGGAAGATTAAATGTTTCTGGTCTTACTACAACTCAAACATTACATGTAAGTTCTGGATCTACATTCAGGGATGATATTACAGTTCTTCTTGATGGAACTTCTGCCATTGGTATCGGAACAACTGTATTTACACCACTATCTGGATATATTGTAGATGTTCGTGGAAATGTTAATATTGATGGAATATTAATTGTTAATGGATCTAATGTTGAAGATAATATAACTTCCGAACAGGGTAATTTCGTTAGTATAGCAGCCACTAACCTTTATGTTTCTGGTATTGCCACGTTCATAAACAATCCGGTAGATATTAAAGCAGGAATTGCAGTCACTGGCGGTGATGCTAATTTTGATAATGGAACTCTATTTGTCGATGCTTCTGAAAATAAAGTTGGTGTTGGAACGACTCTTCCATCTTATACACTTGATATTGTTGGCAGTGTTCATGCGACTGGGTATACATCAACCAGATATTTAACTGTAGGAACTGGTTCAAGTGAATATACTTTCCCAGATTATGATGGTGTAAATGGTGCAGTTTTAAAAACGGATGGAAATGGAAACCTTGATTGGGTCACTAATTCTGCACTGAGACAATCGACAGAAATTACTGCAGGTGCCGGTCAAACAAACTTTACAGTTTCTTATACACCTGGATTAATTGATGCTTTTTTAAACGGTGTAAAACTTGCAAGTTCTGATTTTGTTGGAACAAGTGGGACATCAATTATTTTAAATGTTGCTGCTTCTTCTGGAGACACTTTACAGGTAGTAGCATTTAGCACGGACAGTGTTTCGACCAGAGCAATTCTTGATTATTGGAAGGGTGATGAAGTTGGAAACATATTTAATATTACAGATAACATTGGTATTGGTGTAAGCATTCCATCACAACTTTTTGATGTTGCTGGTGATGTAAGAATTCGTGGAGGTCTTTATGATACTACAAACTCTTCAGGAGATACTCAAGAAGTTCCAATTTCCGACGGGTCTGGCGGATGGGTTTGGTCTTCTGTCCCAACCGCAGGGGTCTCAACTGGTGGTGGAAGCAAGAAAAATGTTCAGTTTCATAATGCTGCCGGTATTCTTGGTGGATCAAATGAATTTAATTTTGATTATGATACATCTAGAGTTGGTATTGGAACAACTTCTCCAACTGCAAAACTAGATGTTAGAGGAGATGTATATATTTCTAATGTTTCTACTTTAGGTACGGTTAAAATTTCTTCGGGTATTATTACTGCAAGTTCAGGAATTGTAACTTATTATGGAGATGGTTCTGGTTTATCAAATCTAAATGCATCTAATCTTTCTTCAGGAATAGTTCCATCTGCAAGATTAAGTGGTCTTTATGATATTAGTATTAGTGGTTCTGTTGCTGGAGATACGATATCAGTTTCTACTGCAACAGTCACAAACAATCTTGTGGTTGGTCCAATTGGATCTGCAACAACTTTTGTAAGAGCAACTGCTGATGGAAATTTAAGAGTTACAGGAATTACAACTCTTGCCCAATTAGTCATTGGAACTTCTGCAGCAGTCACTTCTGTTGATACTAATTTAAGTACAGTATCTGGATCTGATGATACTCTTGCTTCTGCAAAGGCAATTAAGTCTTATGTTGATGCTCAAATTACTGCTCAGGCACTGAGTATTCTAGGTGATAGTGGTGGAACACTTTCAATTGATTTAGATAGTGAGACATTAACGATTGCTGGAACACCAAATGAAATTACTACAGTAGGTTCTGGTAATAGTATTACTGTTGGACTTCCTGATAATGTAACTGTAACAGGAACTTTAACTGCAAATGCAGGTTTTGCAAACACAATGTCTGTTTCCAATACCATTACTGGTACTGGAAGCACCACAGATACAATTACTCTTCATAGTGGTTTAAGTGCATCAATTTATCGTTCTGTGGAGTATTCTGTTCAGGCATCTCAAGAAAACAATTATCATTTCACTAAAATTATAGTTGTTTCTTCCGGAACAACTTCTTATATGACAGAATATGCAACTGTATTTAATAATCAAATAGTTGCGTCATATACTTCGGATATTGCTGGTGCATTTATTCGGTTAAGATCGACAACGGGAACTGCATCAACAACAAATTATGTTGTTAATTTTATTGCCAATAAAATTTAGTTATAAATACTAAAAAAGCAAAGGGGATATTGAACCTTGGCAGATCAGGATTTTAGAGTCAAAAACGGTTTACAAGTTGGAGTTGGTGGAACTGTTCTCACTGCTGATATAGGTGGTAAAGTAGGTATTAACAGTACATCTCCAACTGCAACATTAGATATTCAAGGAACAATTAAGTCCTCTGAAACGATTACTGCTCCAACTTTTGCTGGAACAGCAACAACTGCAAATAATTTATCGAATGCTGCTAATATTACAACTGGGACAATAAGTGCAGATAGACTATCTGGAAATTATAATATCAGTATTAGTGGTTCTGTTAGTGGAGAAACGATTTCGATTGGAACTGTTACAGCATCAAATAATCTTAACGTAGGATCTGGTAATACTGGTGTATTTGCAACTGGTGGTGGAAACTTGCGTGTTTCTGGTATTTCTACATTAGGTATTACATCAGTAACTAATCTAACGTCACAACAACTTAATGTCTCTGGTATAAGCACATTAGGTATTACATCAGTAACTAATCTAACGTCACAACAACTTAAT